ACATCACCTGTATTCATAAGAGCCTTAACCGCTGCTTTAATTGTAGGATTAGCTGTGCTGTTGAAAACACTAACAGCTTTATTCCAGTTAGCTTCTGAGCCAGCGGCTGTGTAAGCAGCACTCTTAGCATTAGTAGCCGATTCATTTTCTTTAGTAATCTCATTCTGTACAGCAGCTTTAGCTAACTCAATAGCTTGGGCGCTGAATTTACCAAAGCGTTCTTTAAGGAATGCATTGTCAATAAGATCAACATTACCGTACTCAATAGCCTTAGCTACTGCCCGGTCCATATCACCTGAGTGTGCACCCGTTAGGGTTACAAAGGTACTAATCGCAGAATCTAATGCTGTGTTACCTGTTACATCTGAAGGGATAGGCTCACCTGTAATAACAGGCTCTTCCTTATCAGCTACGGGTGCAACTGGCTTTGGAGCTGGCTTTGGGATATTAGGAATATCTTTTTGCACATTAGGGATTACTGTAGTATCAGGCTCTACTGGCGTGGTTACTACTGGTACAAATGGTTCGGACATTACATGACTCCTTGTGCAGCATCTACGAATTGATTAGGATCACCCATAGCCTGTGCTGCTTGTGCTTGCTCAGCTTGTTGCTGTGCTTTTAGTTTCTCATCGAGTGCTTCAGCACTAAGCATAATATCTTCTAAGTTCAAACCACGTGCTTGTAGTACAAGGTCAGTGATCTTCTCAATATCAAATCGTTGGCTTAGCTGTTGCATCGCGGGGATGATAGCTGCTAGTTCTTGTGTAGCTTGTAGAAGTTGAGTAACAACAGTACTGCGACCTAACGCGGGTAGACCTGTAATAACTTCAAGTGTAAGTTCACCTGCAATTACTGCTGTCATAAAGTCAGGTTCTGCTTCATCACACAACAAATAGCTTAGGGGTAAATGAATACCTTGACTGAGTTGTGAGTACACACCACCAAGCGCAGACTCTGCCTCACGGGCATTCATCTGTAGCTCTTCTGCTGTAACTCGCTCTGCATCACGTGTGTTACCTTGATACATAAAAGCCATAGCTAAGCGTTGGAATATACTTTGAATCTCACCTGATAGTTGCTGCATCTTAGATGCATCACCACCTTCATGCGCACCAATCTGCTGGGGATCACCTTGGACGAACTCTCCACAGTACGCTTCATTAAGACTATCAATGTCTACAGTACTACCCGGCTTAACTAGATTGACTACTCGACAAGCGTTAATCTCGTAAACTGCAAGCGCACGGGATAGGTCAGATAGTTTAGCTAAGTCACCTGCGTGATCCTCTACTAACCCACGGCCATTACTATCACCATTAACTAGGTTCCATACCACAACATGATAAGGACATAAGTTCAATGGGTATAGACTTGGTACACTAATATCAATACCGTCAATCTGTTGGGATATTTCCCGTTGTACCTTACCCTGTACTATTACTGTTTTAATGCGTGTATAAACATCAATAGCCGGGAAGTCTTCTTCAGCACGGGGCCGCTTAACTAACAGTTGTACTTCCGCAGGTAAGGACTCAAAAGCCCAAGTCTCACGTAAGATAACATCTAAGACGTTACCTTCATTGTCACGCAGTTGCACGTAGTTACGTTGGCTATAAACAGTGAGCTTACCATCAATGCGTTTAAACATTGCGTTGCCAGTAATAATCAGATAGCGAAGTAACTGTATCAATTGGGCGTAGGATGCATTCTTATACAGAGCGGCACTAGCAGCATTTTCAATACTGATTAATCGGTTCTTAACAGAATCATCATCTACACCAAACGTAACCTTAGCAAGTTCTAACAACTGAGGTGTAGCACTAATCTTAAAGAAGCTCTGTGTAATAGGAAACAACAAACCAGCTAACTTAGCTGCTAAGAAGTTTACCAGTACAGCACCGATGCTTTGATAGTCATGCTCAATAGGCATGTTACCTTTCATATCATGATCTTTATCTATTTCAGGAAAAGCACCGGGTACTGTCCATAGAGCATACGTTTTCATTTTAAGTAAGCTACGAGTGTCCTCGTACTTCTTATAAAGACTCTCGTGAGTTTGCATTAACTAATCCCGAGTTGGTTACTTAAAGCAGCAGCCGTTTGACCGTTGTTCTTCTTCTTAGCCAAGAACTCATCATCATTAGCTTGGAGTTTAAGTGTATCATTCAATGCAGAGTTAGCAGTTACAGTAGCTTCATTGCGAGCCGCAGCATCAGCCTGTATTTTCTTTAGCCCAGCAGCAGTTGCTTCTGCGTTCTTTTTATTTGCCTTAGTACCGAGCAAGTCCAAAGGGTCATATGATTTCTTTACTAGCTTTCCCATTAGGTAATACCTAGTTGATTACTTGTAGTAGTGGCACCGGGTTTGCGACGACGCATATCATCAAGAATGCTATCAGGTACATCTTGGCCACCCTGCTGAACATCTACTACTTCATTAGCGGCATTAATATCTGCAAGTGCCCGCTCGTTGCGCATACGTAATTCTTGTGCTGCTTGTGCTTTAGATGCTGCTTGCTCAGCTTTCTTTGCACTATTATCTTTCTTCTTACCCATGTGACTTCACCTTTAGGATCTTTGATACATAAGTTCCCTTACGTACCTTGTGATTAACGGATACCCAGTCACACTGGGATAACACAGCAACACGATTTAAAAACTTAATGAGCCTACGCATTACTGCATGACTGTACTCTGTACTAATCATGGCTGTAACTTCAATACCATAACCTTGTATATGTGGTGATCTTACACCAGTACTGTAAACACAGAACATCTCTACATCTTTGTACTCTAGTTTGATAGCACTACAATCTTCTACAAGACTACAGAACACCTCAATGGCATACTCTTTAGGAACTTGTTGTTGATCTCGGTCTAATCGGTACAGTACATCAACTGCTCTGAGTAGCTGAGTATTAAAGTACTCATCACCGTGGTTAGCTACGGTACACTTAATCATTTAGACGAGTCTCTTGTGCCTTAAGCCTACCCCTGACGTACTGCACAACCTTACGAGCACCGCTCTGATGTAATAGCTCATCTACTACAGGAACAGTAATCTCAGGGAAATTCTTTTCTAACTCATCTAAGTGTTGCTGCGTCCAACGTACTTTATTAGTACTCATCTAAACATCCTCAGGTTCACTACACATAGCGCACTAGCAAAACATGAAGGGAGATTTAAGCACTTCATTAAGGTCAAACGAACCTTTTTCGGGTACTTTAATATCTGAACCTTCCTTAATAATCACAGTACTGGCCAGCTTCCCAAGCAAATCATCTTGATTCATCTTGACAAATTGCTCACGTAGTACCGTGTGTAAGTGGTCTACATCACATGGGTGGGTAGCAAAAGAATCATGGATTGGTAGGATTTGGCAGTCAGCAGCATCAATAACCATACACAAATGCGCGCCATCAGCGCTATGAATAAAGTTAGGGGAGATACCAGATACTGCTGAGCGAGCATCGTATTCACCAGTATAAATGCTACATACAGCGTCTGTACGACCCATACTACGGATCATAATACGCTTCTGTTCCTTCTTCTCAACCCAGTTAACTACAGGCATACCTACAGGAGAAACCCATTTAATAGGGTAGTTGGTGCAGCGTACAAGCTGTTGTAGGTACTTCATACCGTCGTATGCAGCAGGCACTGTACAGGCTACACCTGCACGAATTGCTTTACCGATACAACCAACCAGCTTCTTATGTGTGTACAAAGGATTACCTTGGTCATCAGATACAATGGGCATATCCATAGCCATCATGTCGTCAATCAAGTACTCCATGGTACTCTTCAAAGTACTACCATAAACGTAAGTCATCACGGGCCGCTTAGCCATACCGCGTGTGATTTCCTTATCTCTCCAGTACCGCTGAACTACAACATCTGTAGTCTGCTCGTTTTTAATACCATCAGCTACAGCACCTACGTGTTTATAAATATCTGACTTCTGGTCCAGATTGTTATCAATTAGGTTGGTGTGTAAAGCTCCAATAGGATCACGTAGCATCGCAGAGAAGTGCTGCAAGCCTGAACAAGTAGCATCCATAGCAACAGGAACATGGCATACATACTCATGTGGATTCTTACTTGAGAGTGCAGCAGTTAACGCCAGCATAGCTTGGTACAAAGTACATGCAGTCTCTGGCTCTGGTGCGTCTACAGTAATAGGATTCTCCATGAAGTCGGTAAGGAGTTCCATGTTGTCCTCAGTCCACTTAGCTTTAATCTCTGGCAAGTGCTTATCAAAGCCAGCAGAGTTGGCTACATGAACCTTCAGCCAGAACAGCCCACGTTCACCAAGGGCTTTACCGTCAGCGAACTCTAAGCAACCTTTTACAGCATCGTTACTCTGGGGATTCAATGCGCTACGGAAGTATAACCGACCACGCCAATCGACAAAGGTAGGGAAGTACAGCTCATTGTAATCCTTAAAGCGGCGTAGTTCTTTTAGCTTACTCAAGATACCTGAACTCTGACCAGCACGTGTACGCTCCTGAGTGTGCCAAGCGTGCATGCTGTTCTTCCACTCAGCGAAGGCGTTTAGCTCTTCTGGAGTAGCTGCATCTTTAACCCAACCCTCACCAAAGGGGAACTCAGCCTTCGGTACAGGCGCTGTACGAGGCGTACCAAAGGCACCCTCACCCAAGGCTACGGCAGTGGCTAGCACGCTCATAACCTCCTTGTTAACCCGGTAAGGCACGGCCTGAGCCTTCGACATAGCGGACTTCAGCACCAGCGCCTTACCTTCCCCAAGGCCAGCGTACACCCAGCGACGGATGCTCTTAGGGGCACGTAGGCTGCAAAGCTCAGCCCGTACCTGATACCATGATGTGAGGTAGCCACCATCTGTGAGGCCATGCCGGGGCAGTGGGGGTACGATCATAGGAGGAAAGCGGACAACACTCTTAGCAGACTCTAGCGCTTTATCTAGGTGTTCTGCAAGGGCATCAGATGGGCGTATAATTTGAGTAGGTTTAATCTGCTGCTTACCAGTACGGTGATCCACAAACAAGAATAACCCAGTCTCGAACAATGCAGTCATAAGGATACGGCCAACATTCAACTTCTCAACAGCAGACCAACCATCCCATTCAATCTTTAAAGATGTAGCTGCTGCATTGAAGGTACGACTACGATGGCGTAGGTTATCAGTGCCAGAGTCTTTCAGGTAAGCTAGTGTCTTATCTAGGTACACAGAGTTCCTAGCATCAACAGCAGCAATCAAAGCCTCAGTCTCTACTAGCTGACCAAGGTTACGAAATACGTCTTGTAGGATAGGGGACTTCTCTTGAGTACAGAACCCAAGAGCTGCCCGAATACCTGCGACAACAACAACATCAATGTCTACACGTTGAAGTAGCTTGAAGTACTTACCAGCTATACCACGACCACCACAACTATTAATACGCCCTTCAAGAGCAGTCTTAGTAGCTGCGTAAGCACGTGTGATAATACGCTTGCCAATGCTGGTATCAGCAATGCGACCACCATCAATAGCATCTTGTGTTTGTTTAATACTAGCCAAGATACTTTCATGGCTGTACTGCTTTTCAATGTCAATCTGCTTTTGATATAAGTCAGCGGTCATATTACTTCCTAGTTAGATTAAATCTTCAACAAGTTTGGCATCTTTACGCTCAAACTCAATCAGCATGTTGATGCAATGTTTAGCCTTCTCCAAGTCCTGAATACCACCCTTCTGCCGAAAGCGCGAGATATACTTGATAGCCGTGTGCTGGCAGGCGTCCATCCCATTAGCCATGCTGTACTCCATTGGCTGAATCTTCATACCCTTGTAATGTCCACCACCAACCTGAATGTCTAATGGATTAATAGCATCAGTACTAGATGAATTGTTCATTCAAAGCACCCCAACAGTTAGGGTATAATTGATAAATAATAGGCTGTAATAGCTTAGCGAACTCTTGGGCTGCTAATTGAGCATGCGCATCAATACGCTGACTGATTACACGATGCATAAACAACAAGGAACCTGTCCACATAAAATTAGTCATAGTGTTCAAAGGTAGTACCATTCGTGCTTCTTCAGGAGCAACTCTATATAAAAGCATATCTTGGTATAATTCTAAAGCCGCCATTGAATGATCCCGAATACTATCTAGATATTGTGCTGAGCAATCATGCTCATAACCAGAACCTTGCTTAACACTATCTGGTCTTGTATGCAAAACATCTGGAAAATAGAACTCTGGTTCTGTGTCAATGTAGCGTCGAGATTCCTCATTCCAATTACCACCTACTTGGTGCTTTACTAATTGTCGAGCGATGAACAGTGGTACTTTACAACGAACAGTAATACAAGTATGAGCAAAAGGACTCCAATGATTATGCTTAGCAAGATACCGAAGTAAACCTGTATCTCCCGTAAGACTAAACTCTTGTACTTCTTTAGCAAAGGATACACGCGCTGCATTGACGACATTAACATCACTACCCATGTGGTCTACGTACTTTACAGCAATAGGTGCTTCAATCATTCCATAACTCCGGGTCTTGTTGACTACCATGATGCAACACGTACTCTTCAGTACGTGGCATTATCCATAGGTTAATAGGTGGGAATTGAAACTCTGCCCACTTAGAAGCTGGTGATTTCACACACTCCACCTGAACAGGCACTTTCTCCTGCAAGGTTAATTGCGCTACCATCTTTTTCAAATACCTCGTCGATATTGATTAGTTGTAGGAATGGGAGTAACTCTAGGAACTGCTCTTCAGTACAGTCTTCAAATGGGAGTTGAGGATACGCCTCAGCACCAAAGTAGGGTAACACTGAGATACCATTGTAGTGCTCGCGATTATCCCACATCCATGCTACTAGAGGTTTCCACTCTTCATCTTTAACTGAGATAGTACATGATACATTATGTACGTTATCGCCTACACGATGCCCTGTACGAACCCACTCCAAAGATACTTTCTTAACCCGCTCCAACAGATCGAACATACTCTCTGTACGAACACATGCACCTTCTGGGGCACGCTGTGGAAAGCTAAGTACTACCTGATGGGGAACATTAACATCTTGCTCAACTAGCTGAGGTGCTACACGAAGCATATACTGTGCAAGTGCCTCATCTTTACCAGCACGCATACGTCGAATGTAGAAGTCGTTATGCCAAGCATGAATACCAGAACTTACGCCTAGTACCAGAGAAGTAGTACCTGCTGGTTTAACACAGGTGATCCGCTCTGCAATGTTAATACCAATAAGCGCCGCTACTTTAGCATTAATTTTATGGGCGTATCCTACAGCCTCTTCCAGACTCATATTAGTCACAGTACCACTGGCAATACCAGTCATACTAACACCGAGCAAGGCACCGCGCTCACAAGTCTCACGCCACTTAGGGTTTAAGTAATGGAAGCTAGTGTAGCCTGCCTGTAGTGTACCAATAAAGGTAGCATCAGATGTAGCGATGTTGAACTCATCCTGAGTTGAAATAACACCAGCATTAATCTCTGTGAGGTTACACATTTGATAAGGCTCAAGTGCAATTTCACAACCGTTATATTCAATATAGTTCGTTAGGCTATACCCGTTCTCTTATGAACTGCTGCATATTCCTATGCAGACTAGACTATATCATGACCACAAAGTGATCCGCACCGCTTCGAGCCACTTGGCCCTACTCCATAAAGGATAGTCGTTACACGTTCCGTGTGATTGTCGTTAATATAAATTAAATATGTGTATAGGTCATACGACTACAAATTTTATGTACTGTCTGGTAAGTGATACCAAATAGTTTACCTAACTCGTAGTAGTTTTTACCTTGTGCACGTAACTGACGTAACGCAATAACATCTGCATCTATTAGCTTACTATTAGGCCGATTACTTCCACGTGGAACAAGACCTATTTCAACTGCATGCTTGTTATTCTCTAGTCCAGTTACCCACTCTAAGTTCCAGTGGTTATTATTAGCTTTATTACCGTCCTTATGATTTACCTCTGGCTTATCTTCCGTATTCGGAATGAACAACCCTGCGATCAATCTGTGAACTAAGTAAGTCTTCGCTTTAGTATCAACGTACAATCTAACAAATTGATAGCCTCTTTTATTAGTATGCACATACAACTGTTTCCCAGTGTAGTTACTAATAATGCTACCTTGTTTAGTGATAATGTAATTCTTATACATTAAAGTCTCCTATGTTTTAAGAGACAATCACACGGCTTCGCTCGGTATTGGCCGTTCTGGCTATCCACCGAATTCAATGCGTTTTACATCCGCTATTTAGAAATTTAACGGATTGGTTCCCCAATCTAAATGATTAGTCCAGTAAACACCCGGTTCACCACATTGGGAATCTTCTACCCGCTGCATCAAGTCACTGAACTCTTGTTCAGTAACAGCACCTCGGAGTAGTACAGCACTGTTGTTAGCACGTGCCCGATAAGGACTGTGTTCCCACCAGTTACCAGCTTTACACGTCAGTAGCTCTTCATCATCACGATCAAACAAACTAATCATAGCTGCACGACGGATGCCACCTGCTAGCACTGCATCTGCAATGATACAAGCCATATCGTGTACTTCAATAGGACGTAGATGACGGCCAGTACTTTGATGCATAAGTGCAGTCAATGCTTCAATACATACTTTAAGTGGTGCTGGTCCCGGTGCTTGACCACCAGTAGTGATAAGGTCTGCACCTTTCTCACGAATATCCCTATAGTCAAACTCAGGTAAATCCTTACCAAAGAAGAACGCTTTGACTACAACTTTAACAGCATCAGACCAACCAATGATTGAATCTTGAATCTGGTACTTAGTGCTACCAGAACTACATGGACCTACTACGTGAGGTAGCTGCTGCACGTGACGCCGTTGTACAGAGTAACCCATACCAGTGCCACCGAGAAGAAGAAACATAAGCTCACTAAAAAAGTGATAACTCTCTGCCGGCGCGTAAGCACAGTTGAAAATTCGATTGTTAGCAAGCTCAATAGGCCGCCCGCCAAACTGAAGACTACGCATACTAGGAAGTACACGCTTAGGGAACACGGCACGATGGTATACATGTTTAATCTCTTCTGCTAGGTTAGGATAACGACGCTGGTGCATCTCCATGTTACGCTGCACAATCTCTTGCCAGTTCTCACGACGCTCTAGTGCAGGCACAAACTTAGCGTACTTATTAAAGATAGTAATATCAGAAAGCGCTAGCTTATCTTGCATTATGCGGCGTCCTTAATAAAGATACCGTTAACAGTTTTACCAGTGCGCTTACTAATTTTAGCATAAGCACGCTTGTAGCACTGCTCAATAGTAAGACCTTGTTGGGCAGCGATTACTGTAAGTACAACCAGACAATCCCCCAACTCATCTTCGATACTATCAATATCCTTAGCCATAAGCGCCAGCATCAATTCATCTTTTTCTTCCGCGAGTTTAACGTACTGCGCTTCCCACGTACTATCTGTGATTAAACCCTTAGCGTCAGCCCATGCTACTACTTGCTCTGATGTACGATTCATTTAGCTTGCTCTCTTAGTTTTAGTTTTGCTTTACGAACGGCTGCTGCTCTGTCCGCTTTCTGCTTAGTTACCGCAGCTTTCTCTTCTACTGTTTTATGATCCGGGTACAGTACTCCACAACCCGGTTGCTTCAGATACTCCAGCATACGCTCAAGCCAAGGGATTAGCTCTGAGTAAGACATACTCTTAGCACCCCAGCGACCAGCAGCGTTTGCTACTTTACCTTCTGCTGCGTTACACGAACGATGTAGTACACCACGAATTTCACCAGTCTCATGGCAATGGTCTACTACATAGTCCGACTTGTTACCCATTACTTGAAAACTAATAGGCTTATTACACAAGCTACACAAGCCACCCTGCTTTAGCTTCAAGTGCCCTGCTGCCCATGCCCTAAGTGAACCCCTAGGTATCTTTCGCATAAACACCCCTATACACATCCCAGTGTTGTATCGCTTCATTGGCAGACATTTTATTGTCGCGTACTTCTCTGAGTAGCTGTACTAAAAATGCAACTGCTTGTGTGTAGTCTTCAGGCTTCATCAGTGTACTCATCAATAGTCATCCTGTACTTTCTGTTATAACAATCTTGAATGAACATACGATTATTGTCTGTAAGCTCAGTACTCCATATATAACCAGCAGCAGTATCCCCCGGCATACGTTGCAACCACAATGCTTCTGCTTCGGGAAGTGGGTTCTGATTAATAACACGGTAAGCGTTGATTACAAGATTAGCTGCATGGTTCTCACATACAATATCTTTTAGGGCTGTGAGTGCAGCAACCTCCCCACATAACTTACCGTCGAACTTCAGAATCCCTTTTACATTATCTGCGGTGTCGCCCATCAGCATCTGCAACCAGAAGAACTTAGTACCATGTCCATCAGACTTAATCTTACCAGCCTCTGTGCTTCTAGTACCAATCCAACCAAAGCGATCACCCGGATGCAATACAAGAGTGCGCCCAGTTTTAATGCAGTACCTAGGGCAAGGTACGATGTTCAAGTCCTTATCCTCAGACCACACAATACTATTAGGGATAGAGTACGCATCATGCATAATTGCATCATCAGCCTCAATCTCCATGTGTCCATAAACTACAACATTCTCATGGGGTAGGAACAGACTAGGTGCAGTACTTCGTAGGGGTTCAAGTAAAGGTGGCTTAGGTTTACCGCCACGGTTAGCTTGATAGGGTTTAGCTCCAAGTAGTAAGTGTCTACCGTTCTTGAAGCATCCTTTAGGTGTAAGGTGAACTCTAGCGAACTCTGCTTTAGTTAAGAACATTGCTTCGTAGATCCTTGTAGTGAATCTACGTATAGCAGTGTCCATCTTCTTAGCATCGTTAGTTGCCTTGTAACAGGCAGCATCCCCATCCATTACCAGAGTGCGTCCTATGACACACCCATCGAATGGAGAGTCTAGATCACTTAGCTGTACACCAAAGCGATCTAATACATCCATTACAGTTTAGGCATTACAGGCATCGCCGGCATGCTTGGTGCTGTAGGGATAGCAGGGATAGCAGGTGCTGTAGGGGCGGTAGGTACTGCGCTAGGCACAGCCGGTACTACTGGGGTACTAGGCACAGCGAGCACAGGCGCAGTCTCTACAGGAGCTGCTACAGGCTCAGCACCCACCTCAGGTACAGGCATAGCAGGTACGGCAAGTGTAGGAATAGCACCAGCACCAACGCCGTGTAGCAGAGCTTCAATGGCAGAGCCGGGGAAGTCTGTGGCCGATTGAATCTGCTCTTGGATAAAGTTTTTCGTCTTGCCATCATCGAATGCACCCTCAACGAACAGACTATCCCACATAGGCTTAGTCGGCTTACTCCACAGGAACAACTTAAACAAAGACTCTGGAGCCTCTGGGATAGCGTAAGGCTGCTTAGTCACTGGATCATTAGCTGGCAGGAAGCCTTCAAGATCAATGATACTGCGAGGTTTAGAACCAGCAGTTTTAGAGGTATAATGTAGAACTTTCAGCAAGAACACACTGTTAAGAAGCTGTGCAAATGTCTTAGCAACTCCTTTGTAGTTGAGCTTCTTGAATAGCTTAAAGGCTTTAGCCTTCTCATTACTACTCAAACTAATCTCATAGGTACGCATAATACCCGGTGTACCATCTTCGTTCTGGTATCCTTCACCCCAGATAGCAAAGCCTAGTCGGAACATAGGGGATGGGTCTTTAAGCACACCCTGATACTCTTGGCGGTGTGAGCCTAGCTCTACAACCTCAACCAATCGTGCAAAGCAATAACCTTCTGGGTACAACACACCACCACCACCTTTAGTGGCAACTGTCATGTCATGTGCTGATACCGCGTCTTCATTTGCTGCTAGTTGTAGCTCATTTAAAATGGACATAATATCTCTCTTTAATAATCATAAGGTTTGTAAGGTGTGCAGTTGCTACATAGATCGTTTTCAAATAAGTACATAGTACTACGCTTGCAACGATGACATATAAACACTAGCAGTGCTCCTTCTCCATCATGTTTTTACCGAACTCAGCAACGGCTGGCCACGGTGTAGTACTGTAATTCCAAGTACTGTAATTAGGCATAACAGATTGCATGTACTCGGGTGTAGTTGCCATAAGCTGTGCTACAGCCCAACCAGCGTACCGCGCCCACTCTTCGTTAACACAGTCCAGATAGATAGCATCATGTACCGTGTTAATACATAGGACATTACCACCAAAGAAATCATTAGCCACCAGCCAACGCATAACCCTACCACATGCAACTTGTACAATGAAGGAGGCTTCACCTTGGCACCAATAATTTGCAATTTGTGTGTCCTTGTAGTCCATAGTCTTCTGACCGTCAACACGCTTATCGTATTGGCGGAAGCTGTAACATGTACCACCGGGGGCTTTGAAGTAACCTCTACGAAACACAGTCCAGATACCTTCATCTGTACATTCTCGATGCAGGGACTCAGGAAGCAACCCGGTACGTACTACCTCGTCACGTATTACTTTACGGTACGCAACGCTTTGAGGAAACAGCGCAGTTTCCGTGTCAATAAACAACTGTGCTTCTTCAAGTGAACAACCAGTACCATACGAAATACCAGCAGCTGAAGCGCCATATTGGAATTGGAAAGCTTTAGGCTTAATGTCTGTACGTAGTTGCTTGTACTCTTTATAGCTAGGGTTAGCTGAGTTTGTAGCTTTATCAAGTACATCTGCATAGGGTTCATTCAATGATCCTGATAGTCTAAGACAATGCATGTCTGTGCCAGCGTTCAACTGACTGAGTAAGTTTTCATCGGAACTAGCAGCGGCTAAGTGTACAACCTCTAGTGCGCTGTAGTCTACTTCTACTATCTTACCTTCTGCGCCGAAGCGAGAGCTGAACATCTCTTTTACAGTGCTGGTCCCTTCTCTCGGTAAGTTCTGGAGGTTAGGGTTACTACAACTTAAACGACTTGTGATAGTGCTACAATTATTCAAGCTGTGGTGGATGATACCATCTGCACCTACAAACTGTAGCATACCCTTCTGCTTCTTAACTGTACCGTCAGTGTTGTACTCCGTAGTAATGTAGTACGTGCTGTTGTCTTTGTCTAATTGGGCTAGTTCTTTAAGCGGCTTAGCAAACGCGACAAAGTTGGCGAGTACATCAAGGGAGTCCTTACCTGTACTGTATACGGGTGTGACCTCATCGCAAAGGAATCTTTTACCTCGGTACTCAGCACGCTTCCCCAGATACAAGTCAGAAACATGGCTAGGAAGATCCGAGAAATCAATGAGTCCTTTGAAGCGGTAGTATCCATCACCCCACTTCTTTTTCTCTGTAGCGCTGTCAACTTTATGTACCTTTGGTTGGCCTTTATTCTTACCGGAAGCATACGACAGAACATCCGCACCAGTACCTTGTAAGTCTGCGTACTGCTGCACTGTAACGTAAACATAATTATCGAAGTCAATGAAGTCAGGAGTTATTGGGTAGTTATCGCTATCCCAGTAGTAGTGATCCACCTTGTAGCAATCTACCTTCTCGTACTTAATAGGATCATAAGATATTTTAGTATCATATCTAATAGGCCCACCAAACATCAGCGCACTTAGATGGTAGTCACTACCAGTACTAAACTGGAACTCTTCAGGAATATCCTTAGGTAGCATTGCCTCAATATCCTTACGGATACCAGCAGCACGTTCCAATTGCAAAGCATGGTTCTTGTGAGCAACATCTAAATCTACATACAAGCCATGGAAGGTACTGATTGCATTGAACAACAAGGATTCACAGCGCTCTTGAAACATCACCAGCATACCTTGATCTAGTAACATCTGGTGCTGGTGCATGAACACTGTGCGTGTATTCTGAATATCACCTTCAGGTCCAGACAGATAACGTAGTAGAAGCTCACGATCAATGTCCGCTGTTAGGACACCTCGTGCCCACAACAACTTAACTTCGTCAACCTTCTTAGTACCACCGTACTTCAGAGAACAATCTTCGAGACTAGGGTACTGTTCTGTTTGGTGTGTAAGCAAGTACTCTGCGTACTGTGTACAGAAGATGCGACCACCATCCCTGATCCACTTAATGAACACATCGTAGTGTCTACTAAGCAACCACTGAATCTCAAATGTAGCGTTGTGTGCAATTAATACTTTCTGGTCTGCGAGTGCAGCTACTAGCCAGTCGGATACATCAGCTTCTTCTGCTGTGTTGAAGTACCGATCTTGTACAGCACCTGAGTCATGTGCCCACCCAGCAGCTACAATGTAATTAGTTTCTAGAAAAGGGGAGGCCAGTTGGCCCAAGTACCTTTCATTCTGTGTTTCTAAATCAAGTGTACAGTACATTACTGCCCCTTGCGTGGGGTTCCACGCTTGCCGGTTACTGGATGTGCAGTTACAAGGTGTTTGTTCGGATGCGGTTTGCTAGCTACTGATTGCATGTTATTCCTCAGCCTCACGGCATGGTAATTTAATAAATCGGGTGGTGTTAGGTACTACATCGGTATACGCCTGAGTACATAGTAGTTCTGTACTGAACACACGTTTACTGTGTACACATTCATGTACGAGTAAAGAGCAACTTATTACAATAAGTAACCACATACAATTACTCCTTATCTTTCTCCTGCTGCAATTACTGATTAGTTCAATAAGCTCCCAGTTACTCAGCGCGTTTATCTGGTCCTCTGCGAAGTGCTCACCTAGGTCATGCTTGTGCTGCTGTCGTAGAGGTTCAGCGGTGACATATTCATATAGAGTCATTTACTTATACCCGGCTTGCGATAGCCTGCGTCGTACACGCGAGCCGCGACGATGCGTACAAGGTTAATGTCTCGCATGATCTGGAGCACTGCAACCTCCCGCGCCTCAGCAGCTACCTGTTCAGGTGTGCGGATAGGGAGGAACTTAACAGCGCCCACATTCCATACTTCTTCAACACCTTTTTTTGCTACTACAACATACTGTGCACCGTAGTACTTAATTTCTACTTGCTTTAAGTAATTAAATTCAGTTTGTACTTGAATCATACAATTAGTACCAACAGGAGGATTACCTACACCGACCCATACAGATGCCAACGCTGGTCGCTGGTGGACCGCATATAGTTCCTTACCCACACTCTTTAACCAATAGTCACCGTGCTGGTCTGTATAACGGTCATGTTCTTCTTTGTGCCAGCCGTTTATTGCGTGCCCATACAGGCTTGCAACCCAGATAGGATAACCTGCTGGTGCATTATCAAAATTAATGTTCTTCATACTGTGTCCTCTGTGTCCTTATCAATACGCATCTCCATTACCTTTGGTAGACGGAGTACACCTTTGCTGGATTCTTGTAGCGCTTTGACATGAAACACTTTCCATAATGGATCGAGTTCTGTTTGCTTCTGCCAAGCTATAGTAAGCGCAATACGTTTATCATCTGTCCAACCAGCACCTAGATCAGCCCAGAACAACTTATTGTTGTACTTGAATTGTAGCTTAGCAATCTGGCCATACCGCTTACCTTTATTACCCATCTTGACAGCAACACATCGTAAATCAATATGTAGGTCACGCACGATCTTCATTACACGCCAGCCTTTATGACCTGCTTCATAATCCGCTGCTGGGTTCTTAATACAGATACCCTCACCACCTTTAGCAATTACTTCTGCTGCGTACTTTAGCAGCTCCTCTTCAGAGGTTACTACTTTAGAATCAACGGTGTACACATACCAAGGCAAACGTTTAAACCTTACACTTTGAGTTGCAAGTGCAAAGCCTTGGTGTGCCTCTCCTAAGGTAAGTGCATCATGGAAGATGATATCTGCACTACGCATTAGGTCTGCTTCTTCCTCTGTCCAAGGTTTAACCCGGTTAGGACTAAGTAGACCACTTAGTACTTCAAGGCTGCAACGCTTATTGATTAACTCCCCAATCCACACGCCATCCTCAGATGGGACCTGCGGATACATAATAGAATTGATAGGGTTAAAGAACAACTTACCTGTACGGGAAACACAGTAGTGCTTACCCTCACCTACAACAACGGCACAGAAAACACCATCGTACTTAACTTCAACGGTCGTTGGATAAACCTTGTGCTTACTGTGTACTTCGTTGCAATGACGCACAAGCTGAAAAGGGGAGCCACATGTATTCAGGTGGCTTAGTACTTGTTGAGCTGTAACTTTCATTATTTCAACTCCTGGGTTAGAAGTGCGGATATAGCGCTAATGGTGCTATAAAGTAATATAGCGGAAATCCGTGCGTCAGCACTCCATTGGCTGGCATCAAATGTCCACCAGTAGAATGCAAACAAAGGGTACACAAGTGCCATGCTTACTAACAGTATGATTGAAAGAGCTAGTACACGTTTCATTCAGCACGCCCCGCCATCATCATGGTGTCTGCATAAGCATAACGCGCTTCTGCTCTACTATGGATGCGCTCTCTAACCACCAATCTACTACGCCGAGAACTAGGAACAATAGGCCCTAACATGAACTCTCTAATGTCATCTATAGATGCATGGATAGCGATGTAATCCCGGAGACTCATACCGGGAGTACAGTACCCATCCTCATCATAGTTAGCCCGTGTAGCCGGAAACGCTGGTCCACCATCATCTAAAGTACTCATTGCCATTGGTTCCTTTCAGGATTGAAATAACACTCTACTTGGTTAGTACTACTCTGCCCCGTTCGAGCTAGCTTGTTCTTGGGTGTACTAATACCGCGTAAGTCTTGTACCTCTGTGTTATTCAGAGCACCCATCATAATGCACAAGTCCAAGGTAGTTTGAATACCAACCTTACTATTCTGCATGGCAGTCAATGGAGGAAACAACATATCCATACCTTCCATTGAAACTTGGGTTGTACCCATATGGATGAAGTCCTGCATCGCTGCAAGCTCACGCATAGTATTCCAAGCCTCTTCTAGCTGAGCCACATCATTAACACCAGAACTGTTGCTACTACTACGGATACGCCCCGTCATGTCTGTAATAACCATATAAGGATTATGCGCCTCAATGATGCGTGCTACCTGCCCCGTGTTCATTCCATGGATATTCACCATACGGATGCTATCACGTCGCCCTACAACATCCATATAGGACTGCACTAGCGTACCCTTCCTAGCAGCGGTCAGCAGCTCCTCACGGCTCATTTCTAGCGCTGTTTGGTACACCCTAGGTGTTAGCACCTCAGCAAGTGATTCGTTCACGCAGCACAGCGCTGGGCGATCAGGGAAAATAGTCTTGGCCTGCTTAGCAAAGTCCACCAGCATACGGAGCATTAAGCTTGTCTTGCCTTTATCGGTAGGCGCTGATACACATATATTATGCCCGCCACGCAGCCCTTTGATCCGTGTGTGTAAAGCTGGGAAGGTTGTGAGCTGAAGGCCAGAGTTATCCGCATCGGCCTCAATGTAATCTAGCACATCACCATCTGCCCACTTAGCACCTGAAGATGTATCAATGCGCCGTCGAGATTCAGCGGCCATTCGATGCAACTCAAATGTTAGGTCTACATCATCACCCTGATTATAGGCTGCGAGTACAGCACCTGCCTTCCCGGCAAATGCTAATTCCTCTAGTGAGTTCTGTGTCTGCAAGATAACAGCATCCGACACAGGCTCACGTAGTTGATTCAAGATAGCAGATGTGACAGCCATTTGCGCAGTATCTAAGTTAGCCCGTAGCTTCATCATTGTAAGCAAAGCATCTAGGTTTATTGCATCAGCATCAGGGTACGTTTTAAAGTACACATCAAACCAATCCAACAAGTTACTGGTGTGGCCGTCCATCATGTCCTTAGGCACCGCACCTATAAGAGCACGGTACTTATGGCGAGGCATCAATGCAATTAAGATGTGGCGATCAAGACTCATGCTTATACCTTATCGTAAACTACCTTAGGTGCGCCGGGTACAGTGCGCACAACTGTTAGTACTTCTACAACCTTATACGTTTCCTTAGGATTACTAATGGCAAGTAATCGAGCGCGCTCTATTGCACGATCTAGCACATAGTGCTCTTCTAGTTTAAGTACTGCTTGGTTAGCTGAATTCAATATCAAGTACACATGGCGCTCCTTAGGTGCTTCCTTCTTAATTAGAGCATACAAGATTTCATCAATCTTCAATGATAGATAGGATGCAACTAAACCTTCAGCGATACATTGATCTAGTAGGTATTGAATAACATGATCTGGATAATCCAATTGTACTGTTAGCTGTTTAAAGGATACTCCACTGGACTGTGTAATAAGTGCATCTAAGATTACTTCTTTCTTATAGCCAGATGTAAAGCTACCTAGTCGCCATTCATGTGTAATTAAATCACATACTACTTGGTTCCTTACAACACAATCCTGCAATAACCGGATAGCTTTAACCACTGATGTATTAAGTGTCTCTGCTATATCTCTTGTTGATAACCCTGCAGGACAATTAGATAGTAATACGAAGAGTTTAGATTTTAATTGAGATTCGTCATTACTTAAGCGCCAATTGGCGTACCGCATATCAATTGAATCACGGAGTAGTCCATATTTAGCAGCACATGTATATAAGGTTGTAACGGCAATACGTGTTGGTACATTAAGTGCCTCAGCTATTTGCCGTGCTGTTAAACCTTCTGTGTGATTCGTTAACAAAGTGCAAATACGATCTATTAGTTGAATACTCACTGTGCTGCTCCTACTGCAGTATTAAAATTAGTCCACCATTCTGGGGACATATCTTTTGGATCACAACCGTTAGGTAAACGTACTACCCTGTGAGGTACACCAATTAAGCGGAGAGTTCTTGTGATGTGCGTAGTTCCCGCATCACCGGCTGCATCACCATCAAGAAGCATCACTACTTGTTTAACCTTAGTCAGCTGGACTAGCAACTCATCTTGTATACGAGTGCCAGTAACTGCAATGAACACCACATTCTCAGGGGCAAAGTACTGCCCTTTACAAGCGCTAAATAAATCCTCTGTAAGTACAACAACTTTGTCTTGTAGAGGTTTATCTGTAGCTAAAACATACGAATAATCGCCACTGTACTTCCACCACTTACTAGGGCTGAAGCCTGTTATATCTCTACCTAGCACTTGCTGCTTCGTAGTTAGCACAATACGTTTGTCTTGTGCAGACCACTTTGGATCAAGATGCTGGATGTATTGCAGAGACATACCCTTCTTATGAAGGAACAACGATATATCTGAGTACGGTATGTTCAGATCAGTTTCAAGGTTTAAACTCCGTAGAAAGCCAGCACCGCTGGCCTTACGCACAACTGGTGCTACCTCTAGCACCTTCACGAACTCTTTTGCAACGTACCCCTTATCATGACAAGAATGACAGTACGCACTCCACCCTGTATCTGTATTGCGTATTACAAGGTTAGGTCTTTTCTCAGCACCATGGTAGGTGCGTTTAGTCCGCCCTACAGGTAGCTGCTTTGCTTCCTTCAGCCACTCAGACGGATGCAACATAATTAGTACCTCTACAGTTGGTTCATTGTAACGCCCTGCAAGTGCAAGGCGTTATATTAACCTACTTATTACTCAGCAGTTTCGTACTGGGTCGGATCGTACTGGGTTTGATCTTCAAGATCAGGTCCAAAGCTCATCACCAGCAGCTTCCAGAACAACACGGCGAGCGCTGCACTTAATGACCTGTGCATTGAAGCCAACACCAGTAAAGAATGCAAACTCTTGTGAGCCATCTTCACCGTAGCGCTGATCCATCAAGACAGCTTCAACAGTGCCAGCGGTTTCACCCTTACCAGTACGCACGGTGTAAGTCTCACCGTTGACCAGATCAATAACACCTTTGATCTTAACATTACCAGACAGCAGATCAGTGATCTTGGTTTCAACACGGCTGATGTTAGCCGCTACCTTAGCAGACGACATACCTTCAACATCGGTGATTACCTTACTAAAGGAGGTTTCAAAGAAACGAGCATCAAAGCCTTCACCAACACTGAACTTAAATTCAGCAGCACCGTTATCTTTAACACGTTGACCCATCAAGGTGCCTTCTACTACACGGGCAGTTTCACCTTTACCAACATGCAGGCTATAGCTTTCACCTACAACTAGGATTTCCTTTGCAAGTGCAGCTTGCAGTTGTTCCTTGAGTTCAACCAAGGTCAGGTTCAGCAGATCAACACGGGCTTGTACTTTAGGGGATACTTGGACTTCAGACATAACATTACCTTTTAGTTAGACAATTACAGGGATTTAACAGCTTTGATTTTAAATGGAAGTTCTTTGTGTTGCTTTAGAACTTTCTTCTTTAGGACATAACGACACGCTACATATACAGCTTCTAGACTTGTGACTGCCGGTGTGATTACACCTTTACAGTTATAGTCTACTACCACTGCGCTTGTAGTACTACCATCAACATGTAGTCGCATCTTTAACAACGCTTGTACAATGTCACTTGCTTTCACACCTTGGAGTGCACATGCACTATTTACACCTGATGATACCTTCAACTCTTGGTGTAGAAGATGCCATTCACCGACGTATACTTGAGTGTGCGGGTTTACATCTTGTTTGTGTATAAGGTGCATCTGTTCATTCGGACGGGTTACTTTTTCAGTGCACCCAACTAGGAATGCTAGTACTGTATTCTCAAGGTGCACATCTAACGCATACGTTCGTTTCATATTGTACTCTAGTGGTTTGTGGATACACTTATAGGTACTACATCAGTACCTATACATCTATACACTACATGGAACTATACTGTAGTACTCTAGATCATCACTTGTACTGTAGTGTAGATACTGGAGGTACTCATTCAGATACTGGTACATACTCAGTTCTCTTTAGTCTGTTACTGTTCTTAACCATCTCGGGCTTGCAGCTCTCATTGTTTCTATCACAGAAACATCACGCTATTGAATCCGCTTAGGTGGGTGCATTAAACATCACTCAATAGAAAGCTATTAACACATACCGACTAATAGCTTTTACCTATAGCTACAAATCCCGCTCTTTAAACCACACAATCAAATGCCGCAACAAACGACGACGCTTGTTAGCCATTGCACTAGTGCCCCACTTATTACGCTTAGTAAAGTACTCTTTACGCCCACCTATAGGATAAGCTAATAGCATGTGTCCGTACTCATTCCGGGCACATTCTGGCCATGCAGCTATAGCTTCTAGATTCTTGATAACGTGTTATGATTAAGTAGTGATAAACTAGGACAGATACCTATCTTCTTTTCCACTGTAGTACTAGCTTTACGTTTCAAAAGCTGGAGTAGTTCTTCATGCACTTTCATACAGTCACCTTATGGGTTGGGAGTACAGTCCATGAACCATCCCACACTGTACCGTTTAAGTACCACACTCCCTGCTTCTGCACGATACTAACACCCGGTAGGTTGTTCAACCGATCTTTGGTTGTGTTAGTAAACCACCCAGCATTCGATATATACCACCCATCGAACTCATCAGAAGACATTGCAATGATATTACCATGCAGTGCTAAATACACACCATTGTGGTCAGTACGAACAGCAGTATTATCCCTTTTAAAAGGAACTCCCTTTATGAATGCAGCGATTGCATCTTTAGTAATTTGGCGCATACATCACCTAATCAAGTAATAAAACGGTTTGTACTGGAGATACCGCACGGCTTGGGCCGTCAGGTGCTCCCTCCTGTAGCTGGAAGGAGCTGTACCCCTCCTTCCTTGCGTTATCCCGCGCTACTCTCATAACCGTAGCCACGTCGTCGTGGCGGCTCACAGCGAGCCTCCCATACACGTCCAGCGACGGCACCAGCCCAGCACGGTCATGGTAGAACTGAAGCCACATCATACAGTAAAACCCCTGTGCTAACACTGTCGGCTACAGTACAAGAGGGTATTCACACCCATCAGGGTGATAGAATTTGCCCAGTAGCATCAAATCGAAAATACATTGGAGTGTTCTAGTCTTCATGTTTACCACCATCTATAAGTTTAGGACGACCCTTCCAATTGCTGTATATTTCTAGCAGCGCAGTGGTAGACGCATCTTTATCAAAGTGTCGCAGCACTACACATAAAGGTGCGTTTTTTAAATCTTTCATATACCGAGCAATAGCGGCCATTGTTCTATTGTACTCAGTACCTGTAATACCTATACCACCGCTATTGTATTTACGGTAGTTACTAGCTCGAAATAAAGCACTACACATAAGCATACTTGGGGAATAACCTGCGGAGTTTGTTACAACGCTTTGGTTATTACGTTCTGGATAATACCAACCTTCACTTAGCATTAAGCTGAATATTTCTTGAATTGTTCTAGTTCTAGTTCTAGTTTTCATATAAACCTCAAACGAATGCTAAACAAGTCCAGAATGTATACCCACCGATTACCCATAGGCATAGGCAGTACACTACCAACATAAACATTTTATGGTACTCCCAAGCGGTTGCACGGAAGTACTTAAGGTTCTTATTGTAAGCTATACCATCCACCACGGCACTGGCAGTAACAACCACTGGTACAAGCACAGACAGTACCAAGATAATGTAGATCATTTAGCGTGCACCGACTTCAAGAGGATAGCCAGTGCATCTTTATCAACGCCAAGGTCGAGGCATTTTTGTAGTGCCTTCTCAGCGGATTTAATAGCACATTCACGCTTCTCAACGTCGGTCTTTTCAACAGTTGGTTTATCAGATACCAAGCAAACTAGATTACAGAATTCTTCGAAAGTAGTCTTACCAAACACAACACTGTATTTCTCAGCCAAAGCCAGTGCCTTGGTTTTATTGTAAACCCACTGACCACTCTTCTTTTCAAAGCACGCTGGTACCAACGCCTTGTAATCTTTATGTAGATCACTGGTAATGCCCTTGGCCTCACCGTGAAGTGCGCTAACATCACCACTAACCAAGCCGTAGAACGCTAAGGAAAGCGTTACGTCCATTTTCAAGCTGTTGATTGACTTCAAGGATTTGTTCAGGTTTTTGTTCGGAATAAGTTTCATACGGAATGCACCTATGACGTTTCGGCAGACTGTGCCTCATCAGTACCTTAGCTCTAAGGTATACGTCACCATGGTTACAGCTTGTAAGGCTGCATTGCCATGGATTCTTCTCAGGTTGTTAAAGAGTGTGCCAATAAAGGCGATGCTACTAGACGCTGTACTTTAGATTAGATCATTGGCAGTTGCCGATCTAAACACCCGTAGGCTTTTCCGTTGTCCGTGCCGCTCATTCTACAGAACTCTTTAGCGTTGTCAAGCCCTATTGATTAACCTATCTAAACAAGCATAGGCGAATACTTTACCAGCATTTACCTTTATTAGTGTCTAGTGCGTTAACAGCAGCAAGACGAATAGCGAAGGGCATGGCCGATTGCATGATCCGTTCAATCTTAACCTTGTTAGGTGTAAGGAAGCGGTAAGCAATGTATTCAGATTTTAACATGATAACTACCTTCAGGGATGGGTTATCAATAGGGCTTAGCAATGTTAAAGAGTGGCGAAGCATGCAGCGTTGTTCGTGTTCTTGGTTCGCATCTTACAGTCTTAATTCATCTTGTCAAGTGCTTAGCGCCGTTCCTACTTATCTTAACTGGGTAGCCTTAGCATCCAATTCAGTCCTACCTGTAGTACTAACCCGCCTTGCTTATCGTCTAGGCCTTAACCCTTTCGATGAACAGATACTAAATTGATCTATAGATTCTGTAAAGCGTTATTTAATGAATTGAGTACGATTAGTTATATCTATTAGGTACTCCAATGGTATTAACAGAATGTATTAGGTTGATACAGATAGATAATTGGTTACTTTTTGATCTATTTCTTATAGCGCTAGGTTATCGGAGATAACAAAGAGAAGCGAAGCGGCGAATTGATATATCTGACAACGAACCCTAAGAGACGATAGAGATGATAGATAGAACAGATAGGTACTATAGATACCAGATAGAAGAACAGAAGTACCCGATAGAGTCGAGAAGCAAAGAGGCAAGTAGTAAGTAGCATCGAAGCAAAGAGGCAAGCCACCACACCGACGCCACCCAGCAACCGGACCGAGCAAGCCGATAGGCGCACAGGTCCGCACTAAGAGACTACACACACACCTGATAGTAGGGACAGACCAACACACAACCCATCGTACAACCCAGTGATATACACATAGAATCCCCAGCGCTTAGAAGAGTCTGATCAAGACTTGTATAAGATACACACATGATGTGTCGCGTAAAGGAGGGAACTCACCAGCACAAGAGTCGATGGGGGAAGATACGACTACCTTGGTGGAGAGACACCCTCGCATGAATATAATAAAATTATAGTTGTTAGTAGAACTCGCAATAATAACAATATCAACACTGGAACACTACAGACTCCATGTACTATACAAACGATACATGTACTCTATCGAACAACACCAGTACTGATGTGTCGCTGTGCACTTCAAGTACGTAGTACCTATAAGCTCAGCACCTACAGGTAAACCTGAAGCTTGCACCTGTAGATCCAAAGTATCTAAAAGAACCTGTACGTTCACAGCTAGCAATCCTTGCAGAGTTCCTGCCTCAGATGTACCATCAACTCTACCCAAGATGATTAAGTCTTGATCCTGCGGAGTACACATCTTGATCTTACCGTAACCCCATTGCCAGTACCGCTCTCTAAGGGTTACAGTACCTATATCTACTGCTGGTACATGATACCTAACCATTACCAACGTGCCTTCTGCGCACGTGTATCGACATGCACAAACGAATTGTACAAACCTATACCGTACTTACCGTTGTACTTCTGATCTAGGTACCTGTACACATCTGCAGGTGCAACACCTCTGAGTTGAATGTCTGCTGCAACTCCTTGTTTATGCATACTCCTAGGACTACCACCTACTTTCTTGTTATGATCTGTACAACGAGTACCTGATGTTATAGTACAAACAACACCGAAGTGCTCTCGTACATCATCAAGTACTTCAAGCAACTCATCTGTAACTAGGTTCGTACCGCAACCGCACTTACAAACGAACTCTCCACGCTTAAAATACTTGGACTTGTATCTCATACTTCCTCCTACTGAATAACTTTAAGTAACTCAGCTATTTTACCAACATCTGAACCTGCTGTAATAGCCAACCACAAGAAGATGTACTTCCAGTGCTGGGTTACGAAGTCCGCAATGTGGTTCTTATTGGTTAATGTAAGGATAGCGCTCCTTAAATCCGCTACTAGGAGCTTCAAATCAGTGTCTGCTTCAGATCGGCGCTGTGACTCTGTACTTAGATTAACTTCAACAGCATCTACACGCTTCTCTAAACCATTTACTCGTTGTTCTACCATTCGGATACTATCCTCGGCCAGACGTTGGCGCTGTTGTGCTAAAGTTTCTGACACTGTGTACTCCTTAAGACCTACGTTTGAATACACTCTGTAGGCGATTGCGTAAACCACGGGGTTTATCTTGTGCATAACCCATGGGATTAAGTATAAATGTACTAGCTGCAGAATCTTTACGTTTCTGAGCTTCTTTCTCATCGTCTACAATCAAACCTGCGCTCAAGAACTGAACCATCGCTTGTAAACAATCTAGTCTATCATCATGCACTAGACTACCGCGATCATACGTTACGTTAACAAGTTGATGCATAACAGATGTTACAGTCCGCTTATCCCTAGCATGTGCTTGACAGTACTTCCAATCATCATCTAGCGCACGTCGGTGCATAATCAATTTATGCCTACGTGTTACTGGACTGATAGTGTCAATAATCCTGCGTTCCTTCTGCCCCTTAGCGTAGAAGTCCTCAAACCCCAGCGCTAAAGATAACTTATGAGCGTGTCCTAGCAACAGAGCCGATACAACACCATGGCCCATGTTAGCTTCTACTTTAATATCAGTGACTCCGAACTCTACAGCAATGTTCAATAGAGTACTCATATTATCCTCTGACATACCACCCCGTAAACCACCGATACTCATTGTATGAATATAAGAGTTAGAGCTAGCACCTACAGCAAATGCAACTTCATCACCACCATTACCAGCAGGGTCAATAATCATAACCTTCTGTTGATACGGCATGTAATCAGTGCTTGAGGATGCCGGACGGTACAGGGTCATGCCTGAGCAAGTATCCGGTAAGTCCTTCGTATCAATGGCGTACCGAGGCTCCCCAGCCCACCATACCGTCTCAGGGGCACCCTCAGAGGTGTAGTCCCCCACTACGAGGTCAGAGCAGCGTATGCGCGTTCGTTGGGCGTCTGAGAGGGTGGTATCGAGCATGAACTGTAGGCTGAAGCCCTCAGGGCCAAAGTCAAGCTCCTTCTCGATTAGTGCATCCTCATCGTAACGCTCACGGTCAGCACAAGCCCCTCTAGAGCCGTCGATACCGAAACCAGTACCTAAGGTAGAGTCCTGCTCTAAAGCCTCTATAATGCTAGGCGCAAGGACACCGGGAGGGTATCGCAGCAGCTCTTCCTTGTTAGGGTATCTACCCGGCCACACACGTACATGAAAACCACGTGCTGGAAGTGTCTTGTAGATGCTGTCCTTAGTCTGTGGTGTACCTAGATACAAGGTTTCACCATGCGTATTGATAGCAGCAAAGTCTTTAGATAGGTGCAACAACTGATCCCGCATGGTTTGTGTAAGACTATTTTTAGTAGTTTCCACGTCATCTGGGATAAGAATATCAGCACGTTTACCCTGAAGGTTAGCTGTAATACCTACACAACTTACACTAGCAGACTTATCTAGTGGCTTTAAATCACAGTGCACATCATAATTCTCGAAGGAAGTTCTATCCCCACGGGTACTATCTGGGCGTAACCAGCACAAGATATGCCAGTTCTCAATGATACGGATGATAAGAATAGCTACATCAGATGCTTGTTTCTCACCACCAGATACTACCAGTACGCGTGTACTTTGATCTTGTATAAGACACCACACTGCGTACAGAGCAGCAAGAGTACTCTTAGCTTCACCACGTTGAGCTTGCACCATCTTCTTACGACCAAAGCTTTTATCAGCCATGTACCGTGCGATATCAAGTTGCATCTCTGTAGTAGTAAAACCAAGTACCCGCATACCTACTACAGCAAATTCAGCGAAGTCACTGAATGTAGCCTTTACCATCATTGCTAGTTCTTCACGTAATTCTAAAGGCATACCTGATGGTTTGTTATCCCATTCTCTAGTCTTAGGAGCTACGAGTTTTAATCGTTGTATAGTTTTATTGGACAAAGCCATAGTTAATTCCTCTGTAGTTATCTAGTACTGGTACTCGTTAGAATACCAGTAGTACATACTTACAAGATACCGTGTAGCTCATCTTGTGCATCTTCTGCATCAAGAATCTTAGTAGCGCGTTCAGCACGTTTAGCAGCAAGCTCATCCTTGAACTCGTCTTGCAGGGTTTGCATACCAGCAGTGTCAATGTCTGCTGTAATGTTATTGTCCTTCAAGAACTTAACAATCACAGCTTTATCAGATGCACTCATAGGGATGCCCTCATCCTTACAGATACGAATATCCTCTAGGAAGAGTTCAGCAAGCGCTTCATGCAGTTGATTAAGCGCGGATTGTTTAGCAGCCATAGTAGTTCCTACACAGTGTTCAGTGGTACAATTGCAGCAACAGCAGCAACAATAGCAGCATTCACAAACGTGATTTGAGCAGCATTCAACTTAGTATTACTAGGCAGTGGGCCTTGTGAAACATCTTGCAGAATACGACTCAGTTTAAGAACTGCAACACGTGCAGTTTGTACTTGTGCAGCAGTAGCGGAAATAATACCAGCCATTTTTAATCACCTAATTTTTACGATGTACACCATTGATTTTCTCAAGTGTACGCATTGATCCTAGACCTAATAGTCCAAGGAGTACAGGCATCATTTCTGATACGTCAGCAGGGTTTAAATTGAGTTCCCGTCCATACATAACAAGGCCAGCATTTAGCACACTCAGACCTATCCAGTTCCAAGCACATGCAGTAACACAGACCCAGCCAACAGCAGGACGCCAACCACTCACGAATAGCGATGGGTGTTTAGCTTCCTCTGTATTAACCTTAATTTGCTCCAGTGCTAGACCTGCTTGAGCACTAAGAACCTGAAGTTCACCAGACTGCTGTAGTTTAAATAACTCAAGTTTAGCAGCCTGTGCCTTCTCAGGATCAGGCCATAAACGATCAATTAGTTTACCTCCAAAGTCTAAAACAGAACTAATACCAATTAAACTACTCATTTAGATTCTCTTTTAACATCACGCTAACAGCCACGTCCTTGCCACCACTTGCGTAGAACTGGTCAAGGATTGTCATGCTCAGATAATCCTAACCTTGCCGCTAAAGCTAGTTATCACACCGAAGCCGCCGAAAGACAACCTTACAAATCCACCACTGTCCGTAGATGTAACCGTAAACCCACTCGCATCATCCCTGAAAATAGTATTGTTTGCGCTTACAACTCCAGCGATAACGGCAGTTGACGAGTGGATAACTACCATATCGAAGCGTACTGAGGATAGGTTTGGGTTCCATTTGATTTTAGTATTAACTGTCAGCGTCCCAGTGCCAACTCCCGTAACTGTGCAATAGGGTACAATTCCGCCGACATTAAAGCACTCACCTGTAAAGCTTAGTGGAACCACTTGGTTTCCCGATGAATCTGAATTATTCCGGAACCATTGGCTATTTAGGCCAACACCAATATTAAAAATGGCATCGTTTCGCACGACTTTACATGAGGCGTTAATTGTCCAGCCTGCTGGATTATTTACCCATGATGCGTGGTTTAAGCTGCTAAGCATTTGCTCGGGTAGATAAACCTCACAAGAACATCCTGCGCCAAGATTAACCGTTCCAGCAGCGGGCGAGAAGTAGTTTCCGTTTCCTAGCTTGCCGCCTGCCCACCCGTTCGCGTTAATTGCCACTGCGCCACTATCAAACCAGCAGTTATCTACTACTAAGTGCAAAAGGTTAGCGCCTGTGCCTACAATATGATTATCGTTATATTCAAAATATACACTATCTACGTTCATGTTATAGATAAAAGATTCTAGCTTTATGCCGGTTACGCAACCCTCTGCGCTGGCATTTGTAAGCAAGATTGCCGCCACCCCACCGGAGAATTTAATGCCTATACCACGCTTTAATCCACCAGCGTCAACGCCACTTACATGTACGTCATTGAAGGTTATGGTATTGCAGTCAACGTCAAACCAAAGTATCGGAGTGGTCGCCGCCCTAGCGGACTGTAGCGGCCTACCTTGTATGCGAGTCAACCCGAGGTAGAAGCAGCTCTTGGCATATATAAACGTATCAATGGCTGTAGCGTAAAGGTCGGTCAAGGCACAGCCCTGAATAAAATTGAACAGCCTGATGCAGTTGCCAAAACCAGAAAAGACAAATCCTTCTATCTTGGAGTTGTAGTGGATTGATTCAACCGACTGTGGAGGCAGGCCGAAGTTAGTTGCACCACCAGTTGATAAAGCGCCTGTGCCTGACTCAAAGCAAGTGTTTGCGCCCGAACCAATAAGCTTGGTGTGCTTTCCTCGGATAGTGATACCGGGCGAGTTAAATACTCCAGAACGCTGCGGGATAAATACGACACTCCCCACCAGATACGGGCCAGAACTTTCAAACTCTACAATACCGCCGCCAGCGGGCACAGCATCTAACGCTCGCCGGATAGCCGGGGCGCAGTCAACTATACCACCAGCAACAGCCCCAAAGTCCTCGACAGTAATTACTGCAAGTCCCTTACTTTTAGACGTGCGCTCTACTGCGCCAGTCTCGGAGCGAATCATTCCTACAACAGACGCGTCAACAAGAAAAGGGGTTGCGTTTTTTAGACCACTGCGCAATAAAGCGTCACCGACGTTTCTGAAAGTTGCAACCTCAACAGCGCCTACGCCAGTAGTGGTATAAGGTAGCACTGTGTTAGGAGCAGGCGCATAGAAGTTACCCAAATACTTAAATACTTGATCGTAACTTTGGAATACAATATCTGCGCGATAGTCACCTAAGTAGTAAGCTGTATTAAATGCCCCACTAGCTTGATACTGCCCTAATGATAACAGATCACCGGGTAGTACAGCCAATCCAGCATTACCAATTACGTTACCATGTAAGTCTACATCAGCATAGTAATCTGTTGGGCCTTTACCCTCAAGGTACTCTTGTGCTAAGTTCAAAACTTGTGTAAAGTTCTCATCTACACTTTCTGCTTTAAATACAGCACCTGCATCAAAGTTGTGGTACATCCCTGCTAATGCAGATTGACGACGTACTAATACAACTGAAGCTAGTGCTACTGCGGGGGTAATACTTAGCAGTGTGTCGGATACCCAGTCCCATAGATAAGGTGTGCTCCCACCTACCCTATCCATCTCTACATCATTAATATACAAATGAATGTCTGTACGCTCAATAAACTTAATACTCAGAGTAATGCTATTAAGCGTACCATTTGAAACTTCTTCTTGAATACTAAAACTCATGGAATCTCCTATTCTTTATTTAATGCATCCAGCAAAACAACTGGGGCACTGATAGCGGCACCGGGAATTTGTGTCATAGCACCTACAGCATCCCCTTCACTAATAGCTTTACCTAAAGCACCCACCGCATTTGGCAATGCAAATACATTAGGTGTATTACCTACTTGACCCTGATTTAACATACCAAACATATAACCAGTATAACCCATTACAGGTGAAATAAGTACAGCACGTGAAGCGAGGTCTTCATCCCAAGTCTTACCATCCATAACATTAGCAGCAGCAGCTACAACAGTAGCCAGTGAAGCTTGATACGCCATAGTAATAGCTACACCAGACACACCATCTGCACGATAGCTCTGACGTAGAATCTTCTGATTAGCAGCAGCACTAAAAGAGAAGAATGGGAATAGAATTTTACCTGTGGTGCTATAACGCATTAATGCTGGAGTTTCCCCGCGTTTAAGCATAAGAGACATATTGTCAACATCGTGAATTAGCACTGAGGTAAGGTAATCAGATAAATCCTGATCCCATTTGTCAGTATAAAGACCATGTGTATTAATCTCTTTGCTTATCTTATCCTGTACAGCCTTAGGCACGCTTAGGCTATTCATGTACTCTTCAGAACTCTTAACACCCTTAGCTAAATCATTAAGCATATCAGCTTGAATGTTAGTAATTAGTTTAATGTGGTTACGTCGGAGTATTTCAGAACCGTTAATAAAGCGTACAGTCTGCCCAGCCGTTTGTGCCCACTCATGCCCTAAACCAACAGGGGACACAAAGTTATCTTCCATGCGACTAATAACACTGTACATTCTACCTGCACCAGTTAACCGACTATTAATAACATCAGTAATAGTACGAGCTGCTGTAACATCCATTGGTGTAGTACTTAGTGCCCCTTTAAAAGCAGGTATAAAGTTCTTAGCTACAGTCATAAAGCCATGGCGTTGTATTGTACGAGAGTAATCAATAAAGTTGTACAAACCGGAACGCTTCAGAAACAAAGCATTAGCCGCTACTTGTCCTGTACGCATCCAATCACCAAGGGCTTCACCTGTAGGGCGGTGCAGTAGATCATTCTTGATATTATCCAAGAACTCTTTTACTTCATTGTACTTAGTAGGATCACCTTCATACTGTTTAGCAATAGCAGCAAACTCCGAAGTCAATTCATCAGATGAAGTAATACCTTTCTTAGCTAATCCAATACGAGCACTAGCATTAAGGTTATAGGATTCAAGGATACGCTGCATACTTGTGTCTAGTACATCCCCAAGAGAAAACATAGCACCATCATCATGCTGGTACTGACGAGCTACATCAAAACTCATACGAGTCTTAGTGTTTGCTTGCTTGCCAACAGACTCCAGCTTAGGTGTTAGTTGCGCGCGTAGTGTTGCAATCACACTAGGATCAGTAATCTCTGCTTCAAGCATACGCACTACTTCTTGCATACTCACACCCTTTAGAGGTGCACCGGGTTCCATACTAATCTTATCTCGTTGAGTCTTCAGAAAAGTACGCCCTACTTGCTCGGCATTTAAACCTGCTTTCTGAAGTCCCGGATAGTTCTCTATAATCTGAGCACCAAAGGCACGGGCATACGATAGATTCATTGCTGGGTTGTTACGCGTCTTAGATACCAGCTTATGGTAATTCCAATTCTGAGGTACATAATTATCAGATGCAGTAATACTACCTACATCCTCACCAGCACGTGAACGTCGTTCTAGACTACGCTTAGCAAAGCCAGAGTTACGATAGGAGTCCGCTAACTCTTGTACAGCAGGTACTGGATGTGGTCCGAGTGTCTCCCCCTTAAGTTCAAGATAGTAGGATTGATTCAAGTACTTCATGGTCTCATCTTCAAGATTACCTCGTTTAGCCATACCCTCTTTACGGGAAGGTGGCCACAAGATTTGCTTTAAAGTACTCATACCACTGTGCTTATCTAAAGTGTCATAGAATAAACGTAATTCTTCATCACCAGCAATCTTTGCAGCATAGGCATATGAGTCAGCACTATCACCAATGTTATCTACTGAGTTAGTGAAGTACTTGTTAGCTACATCCTTACCAGCTATAGATGACAACTCATCGTGGATACTAAGCTGTTTAGTTATACCACCCTTGAACTCTTCCCATACACCCTTACTTTGATCCATAACACCACGTACACTTAAAGGCTTCTTAGGTAGTACAGGAGCTACATATCCGGGAACCAGCGTAGGATTCAAGACAGTAGCAGGTACAAATGGTTTAGGTTTTACTGGGGCAACACCCCGTACTATTGTTTGGATTACACTGGCCATTATTTACCCTTCTTTGATTTAGGAGGCACTACAGGCACCTTAGGCGCTACGGAATCGGCACCCCGGTTGATTACCAAGGGTGCTGGCTCAGCTACCACTATAGGCGGTGCTGGAGCTGCTACAGGCATTTGAACGTCTACCTGTGAGGCTGTAATAAACTCATCCTCTAGGTCGAAGCGGTTGCTGCTCTGTGGGTTGAACTGGGCAGCCGACGGCCTAGGCGCGTCAGGTAGTTTACCCATCATACCAGCAGCTCCACTTATAAGGGTGTGCAGTACCATCTCTTCTGTGGTGTACGGTGTACGCCACTCTGCGGCCTTGTATGAGCCGTAAGTGCTACCTGCTACCGCTACACCACCTGACGCCCTAGCGGCCTTAGTACCTGCACCTAGTGCTCTAGCACCTGACATAGCTACACCACCTAAAACAATATCGTAGTCTACAACAGCACCCACGATACCTGCACCAATGTTCTGGGCCATAGCATTATTACGTTCTTGCTTTTGTTCCAGTTGCCATTTACGGTAACTTAAATCACCTAAGTTGACTGCTCGACTCAAGTACGCTACATCTACTTCTTTAAATTGATAGCCGGCTTCACCTTGCATATCTTTAATAGCTTGTTGTATGTTATCACCGGGTTGAAACTCAAAGGTTGGTGTGTCATTAGCTAAGAGCATAATGCCCCAAGCAGTTGTAGTTAAACCTGCAAACAAACCTTCTGCTTTACTGTACTGCGGTGGACTTGTAGCCTGTGGTGCAGACTTCAAATCTGTAAATTCTGGGCCGGGTAATAAACCTGTGTTACTACCTATATCAATAGGTGCATCAGGTGGGCCAACGTAACGAGGGGTACTGCTATTTGGTATTACAAAGCTAGGTGCCTCACCAGAGGGACTAGCTATACTAATTTCATCTGGCATACAGTGCACCTTAAAGATAGTACAGGCACACGAAGTCCTGTACTATTGTCCAACTTAATAGAAGTCGAGTGACTCCCTTAACATCTGTTTGCGTGATGCTTGTGCCATACTGTAGAACTTTTGTTTTTCTAGCATAGCCATTGCATCGCGTTTACCTGCATCACCACCCCTAGCTAATTGCATAATAGTAGTCATAGTATTTAAACCACCACACCACCATGATACAGAGCATCTGCCATAGCTACGTACTGCTTGGTGTAATCTCTATAACCAGCACCAGTAAGGTCCATAGACCTTAACTGTACATCGTTGTCTACAGGGAACCCAGCAGCTCGGATAGCTGGCATAAGGGGTGCGTGATACTTCTCTTGAAACTCATCCCATAGTAGTTGGGTTTCGGCATTAGATGGATCAGAGGCTAATGCAATGTATCGCGCTGCCTTCTCTTCACCCAATGTACCAACTAGAGTATTGTACTGTACACTGTTACCAATTAAGTACTCACCCTTAGACCATTCAACCTCACGACCATTGGCATCTTTCTTGATAGCGTTAGGTTTACTTAGTTGATCGAAGTACCCTTCATATTTAATCATGCTTTCTAGAATGGATTGCTTAACTAAGTTGTTGGGAAAACTACCTTTGTTCTCTTGGATAGTTACTTCAGTAGTTGCACCCACACGACCATTTAAAGTAACCCCCCGTACCCCTTGCATAATCGTGCGCTCTGGAGTTTCTTGAGGTGCAGCAAATGGAAGCATATCTGAACGGTCGTACATCATCTGCTGACCTACAGGATTACCGGAGTCATCAAGTGCTTGCATAAGTAAGTTACCACCTACAAATTTAGCATACACATTTTCAGGCTCAACACCTGTCATATACATACCAAATAACTGAGGATCAATCTTACCTACATCTTGAATGAAACGATCTTTCATGGTATCTACTAAGGTACCTACTTGTGTACCAGACATGTAAATAGGACGACCTTGACTGTCAGTAGTACTTAGTGTTTTGTACATGTCTTTAGGTACAGCCATAATACCATCACGTGTGCGAACTGCAAGATCAGTCTTTAAAGCTGCTCGAATAGCACCATCACCATCCTGATACAAGTGACCTGCACCCATAACACTAGATTGCTCTTGTGCTAACAACACATTAATATCATCAAAGTACCGGGTCTGTATACTGTCATGTCGCTGGTGCCTTGCATTAGCACTTGTACTATTACCCTCACGTTGCATACCAAAAACAGATATGTTATCTTCAGCATCTTCAATAGTAATCCTAGCTCTATTGAAATCACTAGACTTACCCTTTTTAATGTTATCATACAGTGTCTTGAACTCAGTAGCACTTTCAGACACACCTAAGGAAGAGTGGTCTTTAAGTAGTACACCAACAGCTAGGCGTTTGTACGGATCAGTTACACTATTCAGGAGCGCATCTTGTTTATGGGCGGACCCCTCTGCACCAAATTGATACCACAATGATTTAACTGCATCCAAAGAAGAGGATTGAGTACCACTTGCATTTTCAAGTACTTCCACGTCACCACTAGATAAAGCACTAACAACTGGGTCCATAGCTAACTTAGCAGCAGCTTCCATCAGTACGTTGTTATTCCGTGCGGTAGCTTCTTGCATTAAGAAAGGTACTACTACATTAGGATTTTTACCGTACTTATTGATAGCATCTGAAATTAGAAAAGTACTCTGTTCCTTCAAAGACTTACCGGCATTAGCAACATCCCAACTGTCACCGTATTGGAACAGGGTGTTCTTACCACCACCTTGGTTGGCAGCAGCAAGCATAGCATAATGCGCTTTCTCTATCTCCCCGAACTGAGCTGGTGTTGCACGGTGTTCAGCCAATGCCATAGCAGTATTAGTTAAGTTCTTATAGCTTGCATCAGTATTCCATACACCTTGAATATCACCTTGGCTTTTCAAAGCTCTTGATGTACTCACACGTTGGACATGCATCTGGTCATTGAACTGTACACGTACAGTGTCCAAAGACTTATAGATACTAGCCTTAATGTCAGAAGGCATATTATCAGTGTTAGGGCTATGCATAAAAGCAAGGGCACCATTAAGACGCTGGTAATCAAGTTCTGAACCGGGTACAATACGCTGGGACCACTGAGACAAACCAGCAGCCAAGTTCTTAGCTGCTATCTCAGCACCACCTACTTCATCATAGGATTCACCTTTAGCAACAAGAGAGTTCCAAGCAGCAGCCATAGTTTGAGCAGCACCGCCTGTATCCAAAGTGTTAGATAATTGTGTAACCATACCAGCAGAACTATTAGCCATTTCTTTATTGAACAGAGCTTCTGTGCGTTGTTCTAGTTTAGCTTGATAAGCCTTCTGGGCAACTACAGTGTACTCTACAACTTCATCAAGAGCAGCATCGCGAGCTTTACCCGTTAGGCCGTACTCTGTAATCTTGTTATTCAGAGCAGCTAAGTTAGGTTTAACCTTTTGAGTAAACTGTTCAATAGATTCACCCTTATCAATACTTTTAGCTGCTTGTGCGGAAATACCCTGCTGTGTCTTCAACTGATCTTCCGAGAAGTCGTGGTACTTCACACCTTGACCATAAGAGTCACGTGTTAACCAACTACTCTCTTGGATAAGGCGAGCACTCTCAGTTACAGTGTTATCTATGCTAGCTCGATCTGCTTGTCCTTGTAGGAAAGCATTTTCATTAGCTGTTTGCATAATACCATTAACAATCTTAGCTGCTATAGGTAGGACTTCTTTGGCTACGTTGAAAGTGCTAGCATAACTAGGACTTACTTCCGCGCCGCTGAAGCCACTTGTCTGACCTACTAACGGACCAAGGATATTCTGTGTTTGTATATTGCGTTCCATACTTATCTCCCCGGACCAATGCCAGACTTATAACCTGTTTTACTGTATGTACCAACCATAGAGCTAGCGTTGTTACCTTTAGGTGCACCACCTTTAAAAGCACCACTAGACCATAAACTACCACCAGTCTCTGCTAAACCTAGAACACCAGCCCACATATCTTTTTGAGATGTATCCTGCGATTTAGATTGTTCAATCATAGACCGTGTACTGAGGAAGCTTTTGTTAAATGCACTATCTAACTGTACACCTTGATTATCTAATGTGTACTCTAGATTTCTAAATGCTTGTGCTTTTGCATTATCTCGTTGTGCATCAGCATCAGTATACGCTGCTAGAGCACTCGCCCCAATAACGTCAGCCGCAGAAGTCTGCACAGAGATATCAGCTTTGATTTGCCCAGAAGTGCGTTTGATATAGTTGATAGCTTCAGCAGTATTCAGTATCTCCATGGTACGTGCACGGCGAGTTTCACCGTGTACACGTGCCATTTCCTTACGCATTAATTCTGCTTGTGCTTCAATAGCCTTAGCTCTTTGCTTCTCAACTTTTGCACCTTGAGAGTCACCTATGAAGTAACCTGCTACCCCACCAATGGCAGCTCCCCACGGGCCAAACGCCATGCCCATAGATGCGCCAGCAGCAGCACCGCTCATCCCGCCGGAACTTACCATAATAACTCCTTAGATGCGTTTGCGTTTCATAACGCCGCGCAATGTGTACTCGATGTTCACAATGTTCATTTCCCTAGTACCATCTGTACTAAAGGTTGTGTCTGTATCAAAAGAGAATGCACGTACAGGTACATTAATAGTACCATAAGCTACTGCCTTCTTTTCTCCTAAACCTAACTCTGAGGAACTCCATAACAATGCACTGGTGTCACTGTTCTCAGCACTATAACCAGTAACCTCTGTAAGGACTTTGAACTCACCGGTATTCTGTACATTCACAAGATACCGCAGTATATTTGTATTTGCAGTTAAAACAGGTTTGCGATCCTTGTCCCTGATAAGAGCAGTGCTTGGAGTTACCGCGCTGTTAAAAGCCCAACCTATGGATACTACACCTGATGGGAATGACCTTACTGTAGTAGCTACCCATGTGCTAGTATTAATGTTATCAATACCGACAGGCTCTCCAGCTAATGCACCCACACTCTGAGCAATACGCAGCTCTGCTACGCGAGTAATATCCCGCAAATGTACTGGTACAGAAAACGTATTATCCACAACAGTGGCATCTACACGGGCATCAGCAAATGTGGGTATAAACCCTTGTTGTTGGTAGCTTGCAGTGCGCGTATCTAGGGTACAGATTATAACATTACCTCCTAACTTATAGGTAATAACTAAGCTACCCTTAGCACTATGCATACTCAAGATAGGTACATTAAATTCCCACTTGTGCCAAGCATTTTGCACACGCTCGTCGCCCGACCATAAGTACTCATTAACAAGCACTTTATTAAGCTCTGTACTACTAAGGAAGAAGCCTGAACTAACCCCACTGTTATTAACAATGCTACGACAAGTACCTTGTATGTACCGTGGGATATGTTGGGTCAGGTTATTGGCACTGTACTGAGAGTTCGAATACTGCGATGGTAGCATCTCCCCTAAACCAAAGAACTCTTGAGACACCGCTGTACTATACATAAGTGTTCGGCCCATAACTCTAGGCTCTGCTTCTATACCTACAGTCTCCGTGCTACTAAGGAGTACCAGTGCATTCTTAGGGGTAATACCTGTCTGGCCTGCTGGAATTACAGCTTGATGTGCTGAGGATATAAGTATCAAATCCTTGTTAAAAGGAACAGCATACCTGAAGCTAGCTGCTTCCAAGGCACCTGCTGAAATTTCAATTGGATCATCATCTTTCAAGTCTACAACAGTACTACGCATAAAACGTAGTGGTCTGTTACTAGCACTCATGCAACAGTACCCACCGGCCAGAAACACTAATCGACCTTGATAGGAACTCATACCCGTAATACCAAATGTTAAGAAAGCAGAGTACGGGTTATTCTCATCATTACCAGATACTCTACCCTCAAACACAGGTGCATCGTAAGTAAACACACCATTCAACTCTTTGAGTCTACGTGGTGTTTGTACAAGCTCACTAATACTATTGTAATCTCCCGACTCTACCCAAGCGCTAAGTGCGTCATCCCAACGATAGTACGCATGTGTAGTTGGATTGTTACCTACAGTGCATATAATACCATCTGCTTGTACAGGGAGATTTGCAGGTAAATCAGTAGATAAACTAACTAGCATAGTATTACTAGCACGTACAAATAATACACCTGTACTTGTGGTTATTTTAAGTGTACCAAACGAACCCATCCAGCTAGGGTTCTTAGTTACATAGACATAGGAACCGTCTTTGTAAACATTGAATCTATTGGTAAAAGTAACATCTGCCAGCATAGCATTAACAATTGCTGTAGCAATGTACTCAGGCACCGACAATGCAACATGGCTTGGGTCTGTACCTGAGGGAGTGTTGTAAGTGTATGTGCTATCAAAACCATCAACAACCACTTTAATACTGTAACCTTTACTGTATGCACCTGTTAAGATATTGAACCAACCATTCTCCCTAGGATCACGCTTAAACGGGTCAAAGGGAGCTAGTGCAGGTTTCTTTTCAACATTAAGTAACCAAGTATAACCACCTTGGGTCACTGTTCGGATACTACCAGCAGAGGATGCCACAAGATAAAGGTCTGTAGTAGTATGTACCAGAACCCAATTAGAGTCATACACTCGTAGCTTACCATCTAAAGGATTTACATAAATATGATAGCCTATATCACCTAGTTCTAAGTACAAACTATGTAAGCTATCACCTGTGGTTGTTAGTAGTGTTTGCTTGTACTCTGAACCGGGACGGCGACGTAAACCAGTAACAATATCAGATAGCATATTATTCTGTGCAGTCAACTGCCCTTCTATACGGTTCTGTACAATCTGCTGACTTACACCTTGCAGCAAAGAAGGATACGCACCATCACCAATCATATTAAGCCCTCAAACTATTAATAAAGCGATGACCCGGTGGGCTACGCATGCTGCTAAAATTACGTTTACGTAAGTGTTCTCGCTCAAGCATAGCCATAGCTTCTATTTCTCGGGTACTTAGAATCTGTACTACTTGATCTACTTGGAAGTCCTGTGTATACGCTTCTACAGCAGCACGCCATTGTACCCACAATGCTGCAAAATGAGGAAGCTCTTCAAAGGTTAAATCCACAGTAATCTGTGCTTCAAATGCGGAAGGCAGGATGTATGTGCTGTTGTTCAAATCGTATACGAACTGACCACGCGCTTCATAGTTCAAGCGTTTATCTGTGGTGTACATCGCCAGTAGATTAGTGCCTACATTAGCTCTACCATCAGGTGCTAGGTAAAACTGCTTCTTCTCGTTATTAAACCAATAGCGTTTAGTAAGGAGGAACTCGCGAGCGTTATCTAGTTTACCCAGTACTAACGCTACTGTAGGGTGTTTGGTGTTTATGTTAGTTACTGTATTCTCTTCCAAGAAAGGAAGGATACTATTAACAGCAGTTAGTAATTCCACAAAGGGAGTCTCCAAGTTACGAAACTCCCTTAGTTCAACTACTAGGGAGTTCCTAGTTATTTACAATGCAGGTACAACAACATTGGTTGGTAGTGCAGGTACAGTAGCACCACTAGCACCAGCTTGTTGTGCAGCAATACGCACTTCGACTAGAGCTTTCTCAGCACTAGCATTTACAGTTCCAATAACAGCCATTTTTATTTTCCCATGAAAAAAGCCCCAGACCTCTATGTAAGCAGGCTGGGGCGGGGTTGTTTAATTACGCGTAAACGCAACGGATAACTACGGCAGTGTCAGGACGACGCTGGCCAACAGTGTACATTGCATAGCAATCGAGTACGTTGCAGAACTCAGCTTTATCATCCCAGATACGAGTAGTGAAAGGCTGAGCCTCTACAGTTACCAGTGTCTTGGATTTGCTGAACACAACGAGTTTGCACTGTGCATCAGCAGCAGATACGTTGAACGCACTACCCAGTACATGAGCAGCATTCACAGCGATAGGGAACTCAGTGCTCTCTACGATAGGTAGACCGTTCAGACGAACTACACGACGATCAGCATAGCTGTTCGCTTCAGTACCGTTCCAATCAGAACTGACCAGCTTAGGATGCTCTACCAGAGTGCTGTACTCATCAGTGTAAGCAAGGCTAATCATATCAGCCAGTGGAACCTTACGCTTAATTAGGGTGTTAACTGCGACCTTGTGAGCCTGTGCTAGAGCAACAGCGTTAGCCTCGTATTGAGCTTGTGAGGCAGGGTTTGCAATCAAGTTACAAACAACTTCCGCACCGTCAAAGAAGGCAGGCTTCAGGTGTGCAGGGGCTACCCAATCACGGCTCTTGATGATTTGAATCAAGTGAGCCTGATCGAATACTTCTGCGAACTCAGTACCGTTGTTCATACCCATATCCCGCAGGAAGTCTGGTGAAGTCCAGTCATCTTGGTAATCAATTGGGTTACGAATGTACAGCACAGTGTCAACAGTCAGCACCAGCTTATCATTGGTTACTTTAGTAGCATCCAAAGCAACACCGGAAGTACGACCTTTAACGGCGCTGGTGTTCAGTCGATCAATACGATAGGTGTTCGACTTATCTGCGACTGAGCGTTGAGTACTCAAGCCAAGGAAGATAGCGGTGTATTGGAAACGAGTATCCATTTCATTGTCATATACTTCCAGATGAATATCAGCATCTGAATCAATGCCACCAAAATGGGGGCGAGTGGTATTACCAGCGTAATCTGTAGCAGCCATGTTTAATCCTTAAAGTCCAAGTTGTTTGCCAGCCTTGCGGCGGGCGAGAAGTTGATTATATTTACCGGCATTCTTGCCGCTTTCGAGAGATTGATTACCGACTTCTTTACGAAGAGCACTCAATTCAGTTTGGAACTGCTGGGACGATAAAGCACCTGCTTGACCCGGCGATACACTACCACCATTAAGGGACGGATTTGTTTGGGGAAGCAAACCACTACCATTTACAGTACTGATAACTAACTCAGCGCCTGCTTTTACATCACCTGTATTCATAAGAGCCTTAACCGCTGCTTTAATTGTAGGATTAGCTGTGCTGTTGAAAACACTAACAGCTTTATTCCAGTTAGCTTCTGAGCCAGCGGCTGTGTAAGCAGCACTC